GGAGTCGGCCACCACGTGGATGTCCTCGCCGTCGCCCTCCGCCGGGCGAAGCACGTAGTTGAACATCAGACCGTCAGCACCGCCCGGGTCACCGAGGTGACGCCCGAGCAGTCGACCAGCACCTTGTTCGGCCCCACGGTGGCGTCGTCGGCCTGAGCAAACAGGCTGGACGGGAACGGCCCGAAGACCCGGGTGGCCCCGGCCGCCACCGCCCCGCCGGCGTCGGCGACGTCCAGGCCACCCTTCTGCGCGGTCGTCTGGATCGTCACGGTGATCGGGGAGCCACCACCGTTGGTCACCAGGAGAGCCACGTTCGAGCCCACCGGGAGGATGTCGCCGTCCGCCGGGGCAGCGCCCATGGTGACGACCGTGCCGGCGTAGGCCGGCGTGACCGGGGTCGGAGTCGAGCGCGCCATCAGGCGACCCGCTCGTACTCGGGCTTGCCGACGCACTGGAGCGTGACCGAGGTGACCTCGGTGCTCCGCACGTCGCCGCCGACGGCCGGGGCCTTGATCTTGACCTCGCCCGACCAGCGCACGTGCTCGCCGCTGACGTCGGGGTGGTGGTCGAGCTGGAAGGACACCTGGGTCTCGTCGTTGTCCTGGAGGTAGTCCGAGATCCCGCCCGAGCGCCAGTCGCTGTAGAAGGTCATGGTCAGCGACCAGTCCGGATCGGCCTCCTCCCTGAACTCCTCGCCCTCGGCGAAGACGTAGAACAGATCGCCGTCCGGGGTGTTGTTGTTCAGGGTCCAGTTCGAGCACTGGGCCTGGAACTCGGTCCCACCCAGGTCGAACGTGATGACCTTGAGCTTCCTGCTGTGCGCGGTCAATTGAGGCTCATCTCTACGGAGATTTCGTAACAGGGGAGCGAGATCGCGCCGTTCTGCCAGGTGCCCGGGGAGGCTTGCGACACCACGGCATCGGTCAGCGATTCGATCGCTGCCGTGACCTGCGGGATCAGCTCCCAGAGGTTCGGGAAGGCGCGGTCATCGAAGTTCACGGCAACGATCACCACCCACCGGGCGCCGATCGGGTCCGAGTCGGGCCCGCCGAAGGACAGCAGTGGCGGGCCCACAAGGGCGGCAGGCGGATCGAGCACGGCTCCGGGGTCCCGGAAGACCCGCAGGCCCTCCACGGTCTCCAGCGCCGTGCTCAGCGCCTCGTGCGCGGTCGCCACGGTCATGCGATCACCGACCTACGGAACCGGCCGATGCCGAGCTGACGATCGATGTCGACGTCATAGGACGTGACCCGGGCCGTGCCCAGGTCGCCCATCTGGATCAGGCCGTCCGGGGAGCGACGGCGCTGGTGCCAGCGGGCGGCCAGGCGCACGGTGCCCAGCTCCAGTTCCGGCGTCGGGGCTGGCAAGGTGTCCGGCCCCGAGCCGAAATCGAAGTCTCCGGACCGGACGCGCTCCACGAACGACACGGCGGCGGCCAGCACGACTTCCAGCTGGTCGTCATCACGGATATCCGTGATCTTCATGTCGTCCTTGAGCGCGTCCAGGTCCGGGGGCCACATCAGTTCGGAGTCACCAGCCCGAAGTTCTCCAGGGCGGTGATGATCGCGTCGATGGCCGTACGCGCCTGGGTGTCGACCGTGGCGCCACCGGTCGGAGAGGTGATCGCCGACTGGCGGGACGCCTGCGTTCCGGTGCCGAGCCGGAAGGTCGATGCCCGGACCGGGCCCGCCTTCCGGGCCGGGGCCTTGGTCGCCGCCATCAGCTGGCCGCCGTCACGACGATGCGCTTGATGCTCTTGCCGGCCTGCCGGCAGATCACCGCGCTGTAGCCCCAGATCCCGAGCTTGACCGACTCCGGACCGAGGGGCTCCTCGTACCGGAACCGCAGCACGTCGGACTCGAACAGGATCGTGTCCGCCGCGCGCGCGACCAGGATCGACTCCGGGAAGGAGCCGGTGCTGACACCGTCGGAGGCGATGACCCCGAGCCCGTTGAGCCGGCCGTCGACCTGCACGGTGCCCACGCCGATGGCGTTCATCGGGCCCATCCCGGCTTCGGGGATCATCGGGCGGCCATCGGCGTCCTTGAGCTTCAGGAACTCGCCGTAGCGCACGATGCCCATGGCCAGCAGGTCCGCCGGGAGCTTCCGGGCGTTGCGCACCGCGATGGCCGCGTCGATCACCGCGTCGGAGGCGTCCTGGTCGGTGTTGAACGCCGCGTTGGTGGCGAAGGTGGTCACGGCCGAACCGGCCGCCGTGACCATGGCGGCCCCGACCTTCTTCTCGATCTTGAGGTTGTAGGCCGCCAGCATGTCGCCGTAGATCAGGGCGTCGATGGCCGGGCTGGACATGTCCAGCATCTGCCGGGAGACGATCTGGATACCGGCGGTCGGCTTCGGGGTGACCGTGTCGACGTCCGAGGTCCAGGCATCGTCGTCCTCGGTCGCCGCGTTCTCCGACGCCTGCTCCACGATCTCGGCATCGGTACCGGTGACCTGCTTGGGCAGGGTGATCGGGCGCGGGTCGCTGCCCAGCCCGATGTTGCGCACGGCCGAGGCCAGTGCGCGACCCTGCCGGGCCAACAGCTCGAACTCCTCGGTCAGCCACTTGGGCGGAACCACGCCGGCGCCGGCGTTGCCGGTCCCGGTGGACAGCGCCCGGTTGTGCTCGGCGAGGCGACGCGCGGCCTCGTCGTCGCTGTTGCGGGCCCGGTTCAGGTCACCGAAGAACGAGTTGGCCGAGGCGCGGGTGTAGTGGCCCGGGTCGCGGTCCTGGGTGGTGAACTGGCCGAGCCGGGTGCTGTTGCCGCCGACCGGGACGCCGCCCTGGGCGGGCCGGTGCACGGTGGTCAGGGTGGCGTCGGACCGGTTCTTCACCGCGTCGACATCGGCATCGCCGGAGATCCGGGCAGCCAACTCCTGGACGGCGCGGTCCTGAACCTCGATGTCGGTCAGATCGCTGATCTGCGTGTGCAGGGCCTTGGCCTGGTCGGCCATGCCCCGGACGCTGGTCAGCTCCTCGTCGGACAGATCGCGGGACTCGTCCAGCGCGCGGGCCTGGAGGCCCTGAATGCTGGTCTGGAGGGTCGTGTACTTCTCGCGCAGAGAAGCCAGGTACGGGTTCGGCATGGGGGACGGGGCTCCACGGGATAGGCGGGATCACCTATCGGGGTGCCGTCGCGTCCGGGGTGACGGCGCTTCTGCGCCGTGGTGCCGGGGATCGGGGTGCCGATCGTCTGGTGCGGGTACTCAGGCGGGAGCGTAGCAAGACCGGGCGCCGGCCGTGATCACCACACGCGCCGAGCGCGTGGGATGCTGCGCCCGTTAGCTCCCCGCAACATGACCTGGAGGCCACCAGTGCCTGAGTCCACCGATCGACCCCGCACGGTCACGCTGACCGACGTCTTCTACCAGGGCGGCCCCATGGGCGGCCAGCACCGGCGCTTCACCGACATGGACCCGGAGTCCTCGGTCGACCTGCACGGCGGCACCTACCGCCTGGAGGAGGACGCCAACGGCCGGAAGGTCTACACCTGGGATGCCGACACCGACCGGCCCGTCCCGCACGCCATCGACGGCGACGAGGCGTCGGCGGCCATGGCCGACGGGCCGGGCGAGATCCTGGCCGACGAGTCCAAGGGCGTCCGGACCGACGGGCCGAGCACCAGCCCGGCCGCGCTCGTGCAGGGCGGGGGCTCCAGCAAGGAGTCGAAGGCCCAGCAGCGCGACAACGCCAAGATCGGCGCCGAGCGCCCGGCCACCGCCGGGTCGTCCGCGTCGCGTTCGGGCGGCACCAAGTCCAGCCCGAACGTGCAGGAGAAGCCGACCAGCAAGTAGCCTGGCCGCCGCCGTCGGGGCCCACCTGCCTGCCGACGACGATCCGGGGCCCCAAGGGGCCGCCGGACGCAGAAGGCCCCTCCCGCGCTCGATCCGGGAGGGGCCTTCTGCTGTGCTCGGGCTACTGCTTGACGATGGTCGCCCCGTAGGGCTTGCCCTCCTTCCGCAGCCGGGCGTTCTCCTCGACTGCCGCCATCAGCGCGTCGAACTTGGTCGGGTAGGTCTCGCTCACCCCGTCCGGGTGGATCGCGGTGAAGGCGCCGTGTCCGGCGTCGTAGTCGCCCGGCTGCGCGGGGCCGACGGTGTCCTCGAAGTGGCTCATGGGAGAAGACTAACCCATGGGAGAGAGCCCGCGCAACCCCTGGGAGGGGGCCGGTTTCCCGGCCCCCTCGGGGCTCACATCTTGTAGTCGACGCGCCGGACGCTGTGTCCCAGGACCAGCCGGGAGGCGCCCCGGTCGTCGGACTCGCCGACCCTGACCCAGCGGCCCGACCGGCGCCGGCTGTAAGCGATCTCGTCGCCGTAGGGCTGGTCCAGGATCCCGTCCTGGAGGGTCACGGCGGGTTCGTCGGAGCCGGCCGGAATGTAGCGCTCGAAGTAGACCGGGCCCAGCTCCACCGCGCGGGCCCAGAGCTTGGTCCCGCTCGGGCTGACCCGGGTGACGACCATGGCTCGGGAGTCGGTCACGTAGACCAGAGTGGCGGGGGAACCGGGGGCCGGGGTGCTGTTCTGCGTCATGGGAGAAGACTAACCCATGGGAGAGAGCCCGTGCAACCCATGGGAGGTGGTTCATCCCGTGCCATCCCGTTGCATTCCGGTTCATCGGTGCCACCAGCACGGCCGAGCCGCTAGCGTGGAACACGTACCCAGGTCTCGGAGGCACAGGCGTTGACCGGCCGGTGGTGCGACTAGGGTGCGGCCCCGTCGGGAGTTGGAGC